TGGGCAGTTACCTTCCGATAGAGGGTCAGCTGGTTGCGGTAGCGATAGCACCCGAAATCGGCCATGTCACCGATGCGGATGCGAGATCACCGACAGCACCATTCAACAGGGGCCATTCGGTGACAAGGATCGTTGCGGAGAACACCGGGTTGGTGGCAGACGTGGTGTCGTTCACCGGCTTCACCGACACGGTGGAGGTCGCACCGATCAGAGGGGCAATCGTCGCATGCACCTCACCGGCAGCGAAATCCTCATGGAAATCAAGCGAGATCGAATGATCACCGAGACCGGCGATACGGGTCACAGCGGTATCACCGAACGCCGTGGTCGCAACCTCAGCATACGATTCGGTGATCGTCACCGACGCAATGTGGTCGGACAGATCTACGCCTCCGACGGTGACCACTGGTGTCGTCAACACAAACTTGCTCATGATTCAAACTCCTCGTCGGGGGTTTCTGGTTCCACAACCTTCGCCGTGGATGGTTTCCGATCCTTCACAGGTTCAATATGTCCTGCCGACATCAAGTGTGCCACATCGCCACCCACCAAATCTGCAACGTCCACAACGTCACCCGGCGAATAGCCACACACCACATGTGGACCACAAACACGATATTTACTCATGCGTGAATCCTACACTGAAAATCGCACGCCAAATAGGATTGATCACCCTGAGAAATCATCCGGATATTGTCGGCACGTTCAACCAGCAACGTCTGCACCCTGCCACCCAACGTGCGATCCAATTCGATAGCGGCACGAACCGACATGTCACCAGAATACGACATGAACGCGTACAACGCTTTCTGAGCGGCACGTTCAGCAGTGCGACCCACAATCAACGTCACCGTATACGTCGCCTCCACATTCCCTGCCGCAAACCCGTTCCAATAATCCACAGCATCAGGCATCACATATGCGCACGGCACAGCGAACACATCAGGCACATGATCGTAAACACGGACACCACGAATCTTCGCAACTGCCTCAGCGATACCATCACCGATATCAACAAGTGTTGCGGGCATCAGGCCACCAGCACAGGATCACGACGAAACGGTGCCAACAATGCTGTTGCGACCGGATGCAACGCCTGACGCAACCGCATAATGCCGATGTCACCAAACCCGGCGATACCCAACGGAGCCTCAGCCGACTTATACAACGACGTTGCCTGAATCTGTGCTGCCTGCACCACCGCCGACGGCAAATAATCCACTGTTGTCGCATCCGTTGTTGACCAACCCCAACGAGCCGTCACCTCAACCAACGCACGCCCGTAATCAAACGGCCACTCACGAGATTCAATAGCGCGAATCGTTGTGTACGGCCATGCCTGCCCAGACAACTTGCCGTTCAACGGTTCCAACTGAAAATCTGATGCAGCCCACGTGGTTTCAAACACACCGTCATCATCTTCATCGGTTTTCACAACCAGATCAGTTGTTGTGGAAATATCATCCACCTGACACACCCACGGAGTGGACGCAACAAATACACGTGCCGTCGCTGTCGTATCAGCAATGAACTGTCGATCACATGACGCTTGAATCATCGATGTCGCAGCGTCACACGCCATGATCAACCGTGCATCATCCTCACCATCAGTCCACGTAATACCCAACAAATCTTTCAACTGTTCGGGTTCAATGAGTCGCGTCACAGCCATCAGGTCACCTCAACTCACCATCATAGTCACGGGAAGCCAACAAGACTTGATACGGACCGACACTGCGATGATCCACCAACATCCATCCGGCATCAGTGAACAACGTCGCATATCCGTCGCCGTCCCACGCCCACAAATGAAATTCGTAATGGTTCCGATCAGTTTCATTCACTGGTGACGACGCAACCACATACTTCACTGATTCCGGGATCGATGCAACAAACCCGTGAGGGTCAACCAAATGTTCCAACATTTCAGTGACCACCACAACATCACCCCACCTCACTTCACCCGTAAGAACATCACCTAACTCAACATTCACGCCACGCTCAGACGCACCCGCAATATTCGACGGCTGCAAATCGTAACCCCATTTCTGATCGGCCGGTATCGCATCCAACAGTTGCAACAACCCGCCATCACCAGCACCCATATCAGACACCGTGAACCCGTCCTGCCAAACAGAACCGATCATTGCCGCAGCCATCACCAAACGTGGCCTGTGTGCCCTCTGATCAACGTGTGGTGCCCGTTCACGTTCCGCATACCACTCAACGGTTGCGCACTCCGGCACAGTGCCCTCAGGGAACAAACGCCACTCCATCAGACAATCCCTCGCAACGCCATCTGAACACCCTCACGTAAATCAATCTCAGGTTCAAACACAGTACGCATCTCCGTGATGTCCGCAACACGGAAATGACAACCAACCGGACGGTCACCCAGATGACGGATATCGCCACGATACCCGGCCTCGTCCATCACCAACCCTGCTAACTCGTTGAACGACGTTCCGACACCCGTCCCCAAATTCAACGGCTGCTGATAATCCTGTTCAATCGCTGCGAACACTCCACGCACAACATCGCGAATATGAATGAAATCACGCACCTGTGTACCGTCACCCCACACATCAAACGGATCATCTCGCCGTAACCCTCTCGCGATGAACGACGGAAACGGGTAATCCAAATCTTGATCGGTGCCGTAACCGGAGAACGGACGGAACACATGCACCGGGATACCTGCGTCACGCACATAATCGGCCAACACCTCACCCGTCAACTTCACCCACCCGTATGTAGCGTCAGGTGTTGCCACATGCACCAAATTGATATCTGACTCAACAAGTGAACGCGTCGAACCATACGTCTGCAAAAACGTCGGATACGCCGCAGACGATGAGAAATACACGACACGTTCCGGACGGGTACGCATCACCCACTGCCAAAAATCTGCGTCAATTGCCAGATCGGTAGCAACCTCAATCGGCGCACCCTCAATTTTCATTCGACCACCAACAATCGCCGCCAAATGAATCACCAAATCGTAACGATCATTATGCCACTTGAACCATTCCCGACAATCCGAACCCGACTTGATATCAACACCAGTCACCTCAGCAAACCCCGGTAACTGTCGTCTGAACTCCCGACCCACAAACCCCTCATCACCAGTGATCAACACCTTCACGACAACACCTCACAGATACGGGCAACATCCGTGTCAAGCCGATCAACGACATACTGTTGAAACGCTGCATGATCCTGTTTGTACACCGTCGGATGATTCGTTGCCTTATACGTGTCATCCCATTCCGATTTGTGCGCCACCGGATGCATATGTTCAATAATCACATCCGGCACATAGATGAGAGTGTTCAACCGGCGACCCAACTCCAACCAGAAATTGTCAAGATACATGTGACGTAACTCAGGTGGAGCGAACCAACCCAACGTGCGCACAATCCGCGCATCCATAAACACCTGCGTCGGCAGTTTATGACCTTGAAACAGATCGTTGCCATACACCACCGCACCCGGCGTGGCACGCAACTCAGCCAACAACCATTGATCCCACCTATCCGTGCGTGGCCGATGATCGTCACCCATGAACCCAATAAAATCAAACCGGTCACGGAAATAATGAGCGCAAGCGTTCAACGCCCGATTCATCGAACCCAAATCATCATTCGTGAACACCGTCACCCCATCCAACTGGGCTAACTCAATATAAGCACCCAACTCTGGATCATCCCTATCAACAGCGAAAATCAAATGGGTGTCATCGCCACACAAATCATCAAACGTGTCGATCAGTTCCCGGCATGCTGCAACACGGCCACGAGTCGGAACGATCACCGCTAACTCACTCATCGTCCAACCTTTCCAACCGGTCATAAACACGTTCATCCAACCACAACGACTTGTAATGAGTTGTTTTCACACCCGTGTTCACATGAATCGGAATTTCCAAAGCGTTCGCCCGGATACACAACGACAAATCCTCACTGATCCACTGATTCGCTGTCTGATTGAACACCGGCGAATACCACGTTGGACCATACTCA